GAAAACCTTTGACTTTCTCAAATCGGTGGACAGTTTCGAATTTGTCCTGCAGGTCTGCCTTATGGGAAATCACAAAGATATTAGCATCCTTAATGACATAACGGATAATCTTAAGGAACTCTTCGGTCCCAAAACCATCAAGTGAAGAATCAAATACTTCATCCATAATCAGCAGATTAGTATTCACCGAGTTCTTGAGTCTTGCAACTTCCCTCCAAGTGAAAAGAAGTGCAAGATCGACTCTCATTTTTTCACCTTCACTAAAAGAACTGTAAGAGAAGTTTTCGTGAATAGGTGATTCAATCGTTTCATTAAACTCTCCATCAAGTTTAAAGTTGATGTAGAAGTCCATCATTTGAAGGTAACGATTGACCTGCTGATTAATGAATGGAAGATACTTCTTAATGATTTTTGTTTTTACGCCATCATCCCGAAGTAGAGAATAGGCAAAATCGTAATGTACGATTTCTTGTTTTTTGTCTGAGAGGTATTCAATTGTCTTTTGGAGATTTTCTCTAAACTCTTCTAGCTTCTCATGTTCAGTATTTCTGTTCTGGAGGTTACTGGTAATAGTTTGAATTTCATGTTCAAGATCTCTGATTTGTCGTTGATTGAGGCTAATCCGAGTATTGTTTTGAGAAATGCCATGCGTTAATTTTGTGATCTCCTTAGATAGGGCATTGAATTGACGCTCTCTCTCCTGTTCGAACTCAATTGTTTTTTCAAGTTCATCATAACCATCTTTAAGTTCCTTTGCCTTATTTTGAACGTCCTCAATTCTATTTACACGAAACTCTTCCTCAATAGTTTGAGTACAAGTAGGGCATACCGTATTTTCAGTAAAAAACTTGTGTTCTTTGGTAATTGTACTTACTTTTTGGGAGAGTTTGCCACGAAGATTGTTTAGTTTTACTAACTTATCTCCAGCACCAGTAACCTCTTCTTGCTCTTTAGTATACTTAAAAATAGCTTCTTCGAGAACAGAATTTTGCTTCATGTAATGATCAACTTCCTCGTCCAACTTATCGATCTTCTGATTGTTAGCATCAATATTTGCATTGCCACGATTCTCAAGTTCTTCAATGAATTCTTGCTGCATCTTCATCTTATCTTTGAGTGTATCTTTTTTCAATGATAAAGATTTAACTTGATCTTTTTTCTCTCTCATCGTATCTTTTAGCAATCCATTCATTGCAGAAAAGATACGGATATCCAAAAGATCCTCAATCACCTCACGACGATTAGAAGTCGTCAGTTGCATAAAAGGCACAAAAGTGCTGCTACCCAAGATAACGATTTGAGTGAAACTACGATAATTTACTTTAAGAATACTTTCTTCCAGGATGCGTTGATTCGCACGATCATCTGCTTCTTTGTGAAGGAGATTCCCGTTCACCTCAATATCAAACACATTCGGTTTAATACCACGACGGACAAGATACTCTTTTCCATTCACATCAAACTCAATCTCAACCAAACATTCTCTTTCATTGGTGGTATTGACCAGTTGAGGTTTTGTAATTTTACGAAAACTCTTATTAAATAGAGCAAACGTAAGTGCATCCAGCATCGTGGATTTACCAGCACCATTTGTTCCGACAATCAAATTTGTATGATGTTGTTGAAAATCAATCTCCGTGAACTGATTGCCAGAAGATAAGAAATTGCGATAACGGATTTTCTTAAAAGTTATCATTCTTAGGAGGGATCACAATGTCGTTTGGAGTGATTATAGCATACTTATATGCATAGTGCTTACAAGTTTTTATTGCAAGTTCATCGTCAACTTCTACAATATCCATCACAGCATCTTCTTGGTCTTCAAGCATCATAGCATATCTCTCGGCATCATCTTCTTCTTCAAACAGGAACAGAACCTTATGTCCGTGTTTATCCTGAACAGCATAAGCACCTTCGTCTTTACTATCCCTAAGAGTTAAAAGATACATTTACTCCACTTCGCAAGCTTGCCTATACAAATCTTGAAAAATACCTTTGATAACATTCTTATCAAGTTCAAATTCAGACTCATCAATGTAACGATTTAGAATTGAAAGAGTATTCTCTTCTTCATCAATTTCAAATTCCTCTGATTCTTGGATCTCAAAATTTTCAATAATCTTAAGATCTTGTACTCCTACGGAATATAATTTATCAATAAACTTCTCAAAATCTTTTGGATTTGACTTTTTGCGAACGATTACTTTTACAATTTTATTTTCGTATTCGGTTGCATTGAAAAGTTTGTGATTGGTATCCTCATAATAGATATTATAAAACAATTTATAAGGATTATTTACTGGAGTGTGAGTGAGGGTATCCGTATCAAAGATAGTGAACCCTCTAGTATCATTCACATCATTCCAGAACATTTCATAAGGATTTCCTAGGTAGAAGATTTTTCCGTTGTCGCTCCGTGTATGGTAGTGTCCTGAAAACACTTTGTCGAACTTCTCAAATACGTCGCACGCCATACCCTCTTCCATGATGTGTCCGCGATGCGCTCTAAATCCGTTGAGCTCAAGGTGCCCCATCGCGCATATGCTATTAGAAACTTTGATAGATTCGACAGTATCTTGATAGTTTTCCGCATTGATCCAAGGAATGAACAATATCTTTAATTTATCTATAGTAACTTCTGTTACTGTACTGTAGGTTTTAATATTGCTATACGTCTGCAGAAGAAGTTCGGGTGAGTTTACGTTATTAGTATTCTTGTAATAACAATCGTGGTTTCCCACAATCATATGAACATTATATTTTTTGAGTCTGTCGAATACCACACGTTTTGCCCACTCTAAACTCTGATAGTCAATTGACTTGCGACTATCAAAGGCATCACCCATATGAACGACAGTATCTATTCCGTGCTCCTCTAGGGCAGGAAAGAAGACATCATCATAGAACTTCTCAAAATAATCATGGAGGTGCTTAGAACCCTTACGAGCACCATAGTGGGTATCTGTGATGATGGCAACTTTCATCGATTCTTGTATTGGATGTTGTCTTTAATGGCATTATAGTCCGAACTGTGCCCAGAAAGCAAGCTATCGTCAACCATCATAACTTCATCAAATCCAGTCTTCTCAATGATCTTGGTCTTGATATCCAGTTGCTTCTTCTCCTTCTGGATGCGTCTCAGGAAAGCATAATGAATGATCTGAGTAAAGTATGCGAAAGGGTTCTTAGACTTCTCTGGATCGAAGTTATGAATGTATTGAACGCAGTTCTCAATGCCGTCAGAAATCATATCCTCACGGAACATGTAATTCACAAAGTTCGGTTTATATGAGAGGTGTGTTGCAATCTTCAAGAAACACTCACCAAGATAGTTAGGAATGGGTGGTTTACCTTCCCATTGCTTTCCTCGTTCTTGCTTCGGTAACTCAGTGAGATCTCTATTGAAAGTCTTCATATATGATACTTCTACCCTGGCACGGTAGTTGATCATTGCCTCTAGCAACTCTTTATTGTTTACATAATGTTCTGATTTCTTTTTGGGCATAATTCATTACTCTGTATAATATAAGTTATTAATATTATACCATACTTTTAGGGCTTGACAACATAGTGAATCATAAGTAGAATACCTTTGTTAGGTTTGAGAAACAACTTTAGCTTTCTTTATTATCTTTAAGTTTATAAAGATCTTCTAGTTGTTTACGTGCTTCTTCTACTGTTGTGATGTAACCCATCTTGGAAGAAGGTTTTACTTCACCAGAACTTTTATGATTAGAAGTTTCCGTTGGATTATGGAAAGTATCGATACTATCCTCGTCTTCAATATAATTGTTATATATTTCTATCAATCTTTGATCTTTAGTTTCCGTTATTGTAATTAATCTATCAGGTTTTACAATAAAGAAATCATCAGATGCCATTTCCATCCATGATTTTACTTTGATGTGCATTCCATGAGCAGAATGTAATACTTTCATTGTAATTGGATTCTGCATTACAATCAAAGGATCTCCATCATTTTCATCAATAGAAACAAGTGATAATACTTCTTCACCTGATATTAGTTTTATGATTGCGTAAAATTCATCTCCCATTAGTTTTTCAGTGGTATGTTTACTATGTCGTAATTGAAATTTTCTTCGTTATAAACTTTAATTCTTTCTATCAAATGATTAAGTGTATAGTTTCTCCTGGATTTGTAGGATATGTCGTCAGCAATGTCATAGAGAGTTGCCTTTGTCTTGTTATTTCCTTTCCTGAGAACGCGTCCAATAGACTGGAGATTCCGAATTCTAGATTTGGATGGAGAAGCAAAAATAACATTGTGAAGGTTTTTAATGTTAATGCCTGTACTGAACGTTCCGTATGAAGCAACAATAATTGCGTTGTTTTCTTGTTCAGTAATCTCCCTTACTTTTTCTCTGTCTTCTGTTGCCACACCACCATGGACAAAAAATACATGACGACTATCCACCCTATTCGTATTTATCATTTCATAAAGTGGTTGTCCATGTCCTTCAACTCGGGAAAATAGTATGAGCGTATTGCCTTTAAGATCAAGGGCAAGGTTACGTATAAACTTATTGCGTCTTTCATGATTAATAATGTACTGAACTTCATCCTCAAACGTTTCAAACTTATGTGCTGGGTGCTTCAGTAGAAGCACATTGATATCCAATTTGGCAACATGTCCCTTTGCCATTAGTTCTTCTGTACGGATGATCTTATAAGAAGTACCAAATAATCCTTCTAGAATCCATTTATGTGTTTGTGTGCCATCTAAGGTTCCTGTAAATCCATATCTATACTTTGCATCTGCAAGTTTTGACATTATAGATACTAATGACTTACTTTTAAACTGGTGTGCTTCATCTCCAACGACCACGTTGAATCTATCAAAATATTTACGAGGAAGTTTGTAGATGGACTGCCAGGTGGTAATAATCACCTGTGAATCAGTTTCTCTTTCACGTCCCGCATAGATCTTGTGGCAAAATGAACCTACGTCCCAACCATAGTCTTCAAAGTCTTTATACATCTGTTCTACTAGGGAAGTCGTCGGAACGACTATCAGAATATTTCGTTGCTTCTCAACGTGATATCTCACAATCGAGTATATCATCAGAGACTTTCCAGAAGCAGTTGGGGATATCAACAACTTTCTATTATGTTTTAGGGCGTCGTATACTCCCTCTACTTGGTAATCACGAGGAGCATATTTAGATATAGATGTCATATAATCCTTGACACCCTCTTTACATATCATATCGTTGGTCTCAAATGGAAGACCATAAAACTTATTATCTACAAATTCGTAAGTGTATCCGTGATCATCACAGAACTTTGTAACTCTATCCAATAACCCAACATATATTTCTCCATTTTGGGTATTGAATAATCGTATTTTTCCGTCCCAGTATTTGTTACGATACTGAGGCATAAATTTAGCACCAGGCACATCAAACGTGAACTGGTCTGCTAATTCATAATAAACGTGTGGTTCTGCCTTAACTTGTAAATATACTTCATTCTTTTTTGAAATAATCAAATGAGACATACATATAGGTCAAACCTATAGATATTTAGTCCATATTTTGAAACTGGTGTTCAAGAACAAGTCTATAAAAGTTATCTCTCATTGCAATTAAATCTTCTTGCTCTTCTGGATCTCCTCCAGGCCAATTCTTCACTGCCATACAGAGTCCCTTATGAATCATTCGTATTCCACGAATGTTCATCTCTATACTATAATAATCGTCTTCTTCTTCGTACATTAGTTAAACCCTGCTTGGAACTTATGCCATTCAATAGCATTCCTTATTTGGAAAGTTCTATTAGCAACTGTTTTAATAATTTCTTCTAAGAACTTAAGCATAACGTCATAATAACGAATCTTAAGGTCAATACTATTTAACTTTTCATCAGCTTCCATATATCTCTGAAGTGCTTCCTTATCCCTAACTTTATATGGAAAGGGGTCTTCTACATATACTTCTGCTGGTGCTTTTCCAGTGTAATAGTTGTGCCTTTCCAATCGAACACGATTATGAGTCTCTCTTGCCTTTTCTCGCAAAAGAGTAATCGTATTATAGATTGTATAATACTTTGAGTGAAGTTGTGGTATCTTTAGTGACTCATCATGTAGATTATCAGGGTCAATGGTAGAATCTTTCTCCCACATCTCCTGAATTTTTTCAAGATCCATCATAAGGGTGTTCTGCCGTCCGGTCCTACTATATCATAGATAGTATACTTGAAAGTGACCTCTGCTGTAAAGTACTGTATATCAGTATCAGATGCTTCGAACTCCAGTGAGGTCAAGTAAACTGGAAATAGATCTCTAAATTTTACAATAGCAACATCTCTGAAATTGCTGTTCAGGATATGTAAACTGCCATCACTGAACTGTTCATTCAAATCTCTTTGAGAATTGTCATTGGTTGTTAAATCTTTGAAGTCCTGTGTCGAATCTGGATATCCAAGTCCAGTCATCCAGTTATGGATTTTCATATAGTTGACAAGACCTTCATCAACCATAAACCTTAAGGAAAAATCACCAAAGGTCAACTTATCTCCAGGAATATCAACATCCTTTAAATATGATGGTTGAGTTGCTGTTCCTAAACTAATCTCTGGAATTCTAGCAGAGTTGGAGAAAAAATCTACCTTTGGTTCTTTTGCTAAGGTAAACTTAAACCCAACAGGTGATAAAAAGTTTCTATTTCCAATCTGTTTATTGAATGCGGATGCCATAGTTATTACTCACTTACAACGACTGCACTTGTTGTCGAAACTGCATTTTGTGCTTCTTCTTCAGTAGAAAATATTTGTCTATCTGAATGGAGGAATGACCATCTATTGTTACCGATGTAATATGCCACTGTTTTAGATGGATCTACCAGTGCAATAGCACTTGGTTTTTGGACGTGGTAGGGCATTTTTATTATTATTTAGATCGATTTGAAATCAAATTCAGAGTTTCCACGATCTTCCATATAATGTCTAACTCTATGGCAGTTTGAGCATAACATTACACACTTATCAACTTCTTCCAAAAGAGTATTCCAGTTACGATCAAGAGATGGTGCAATTTCAAACTTTTTTTCCAAAGGATTGATGTGATGAAAATCATAAGCACACTTATGAAATGTTCCTCCACAATCAGCACACTTATTTCCAAATTTTTCAACTAACTTATCTTTGCGTCTATCTCTTCTTTGTCTTTGATATTCTGCTCTAGCCTCTCTAACTCGTGCCATAGTGTTTACAAATAGTTGTAAACATATTTATAAAAAAAAGACCTCCCGAAGGAGGTCTGTGAATGTGAATGCCCATGGGCAAATATCACATCAAGTTCAGAACACGTACTCTTCTGTAGTAACGGTTGGATGCTGCGGTGATACGACCCAGACCTTGAGCAGTCTGAACATTTCCTTCTGCATAAGGGTTGGAAACCAGACCATAACGGGTCTTGAATCCGATCTTAGGCTGGAAGGTGTTCTCACCAACGGCACGAACCATCTGGAGAGGAACGTATGGGCAGTAGAACAGACCTGCGTCATAAGGTGAAGAACCCTTATAACCAGCAACGTAGTACTGAGCACCATTGCCTGCAGAACCGACGTTTGCAGAATATGGGTCGATGTAGACTCTGTACTTACCAGCAAGGACACCTGCGAAGGTGTTGCCGGTGTCATCAACGTTCAGGTTTGCGTTGAGTGCAGGGGTGTAATCGAGAACTCCTGCCATGGTCAGTGCGGAGGCAACGTCTGCGGAGCAGAGGATCATGTTGCCCTTCCCTCTACGAGTTCTTTGTGCGATTGCGTTCGCATCTCTCTCGATTTGGAAAATCAGACCCTTGAACTTCTCAACACTCCAACGTCCGTTAGAGTCAACGTCGAGGTCGAAGGTGCCAGCACTTGCAACGTTAGACTGTGCACCAGCTTCTGCTGCCTTATAGATGGTTCTGATGACTTCACGGTTGATCTCAGCAAGAATCTCTGTGGAGAGAATGTTTGCGAGTTCTGCCTCAGCATTGAGACCGTGGATTGCCTTCAGATCCTGTGCGAGTTCTAAGGAGTACTCTGCCTTCAGTGCTCTTGACTTAGCAGTAACGGTGACCTTCTCGATCGAGAATGCCATCTGGTTGAAGTCATTACCTGCTTCACCCAGACCTTCGGCAGTCTCGGTGTTCATGCCACGACCGACTGAGTAAGCAGTCTCGTTAGCATTAGGATCAAGAATACCAGGGTTGTCTCCTCTCTGAGTATCCGTACCGAAACCAACAGATGCTCCAGCAGAACCAGCAACATATGCAGAACCGATACCAGCATTGGTACCGATTCCAGAGAATGCGGTGTCTGCTTCGTCGAACAGTGCCTCGTTACCAGACTGATTGGTATAACGGGAACGCATTGCGAAGATGAGTCCGGTAGGACCGTTCATTGGTTGAACGCCAGCTAAGTCATATGCGACCAGGTTAGGCATTGCACGTCTGATCAGGGAGATCAGAACAGGGTCGAAACCTGCAGTAGGACCACCGGCAGTAGCATCAGCAGAGAAACCTGCGGTTGCGCCCGATGAACCGGTGCTATTGGTTGGTGTTTCGGAAAGGAACTCACGCTCCTCACGAAGTGCTCTTTCTTGGTTCTCCAAGAGAACTGCGGTAACCATTCTACGATGGGAATCTTTGATTCCTCCTTCGTGATCAAGAATAGGTGCCCACTTCTCCTGAAGGTGTTCAGCATTGAAACCTTGCATTTGAATTTACCTTGTTAAAAATTTTAGTTTGATTTATGATCTAAAAATCACTTTTTAGAAACTCTGCTCAGAGTTGAGAGATAACCTTCCATTAAAGGAGATACGGAAGTGGTTGCTTCAGTATCAGTGCTCTCAGAAATATTCTCTGATTGGTCTCTTTGAGCTCCGGCATTCTCTGGGAAGTATGACTTACGCAGAGTTACCAGTTTCTCACGATAGTTCTCTTCACTATCAAACTCAACATTTTCGGCAAGAGAAGCGAGTTTTTCCTTCTGTGAAAGTGCCAGACCTTCGCAGACCTCGGAGAAGATTACATCAGCAACCGACTCAGCTAATCTTTGATTGAGAGCAATATTTGACTTAATTTGCTCGTTGAGTTTATTTTCCATCTCATCTAATTTCTCTACCATAGTAGAGAGTACATCATACTTCTCTTCAGGGATTTGTACATAATGTTCTTCAAAAAGTCCCTTCATTCCGGTGAGGAATGATTCGGTCATTTCTGCCTTGAGACCGGATTCGACTGCGAGTTGATTCTCAGTCATCCACTCTTCGGCAACATATTCGAGATATGCATCAACTCTATCGGTCAGTTCTTCTTTAATGGCAGAAACTTCTTCTTCGAGAGTTGACTCATATTGTGCCTTCAGTTCTTCTTGAACTTCAGCAACCTTTGCCTTGATAGCAGTTTCAAAAATGGTGCGTGCTTTTTCTTGGAAGTCCTCGGAAAGTTCCTCACCGGCGAGCAGTGCTTCAACATCTTCTTCGATGCTGTATTCTGCTTCGATTGACTCCTCTTCTTCGGCAACCACTTCCTCTTCAGTAGTCTCTTCTTCAGAAACTACCTCATCAGTGATTTCCTCTTCCTCTT